CGCCTCGGCCGCAAGCCGTGGGTCCGTGCACGGGACCTTGTGCTCACGGAGGAAGTCAATCAGGGCATCCAGGCCCACGAGTCGCCTCTTGGCTGGCCCGATTCGCTTCCCGCGAATGATCCCGGCGTCGAAGTACCGCCGGAGGGTCTGATCGGACATGGGGAGAATCCGGGACAGCTCCCCGACTGTGTAGAACGCCTGGAGGCCCGTTTTTGTGTGCATTGGGCCGTAAGCTACGCCAAGTTGGAAGGTTTGTCAACTTTGGAAGGTTACGGACGGAATGTTCCACAACCTTCCAAACCTTCCAGGTCAGAGCACCTTGACCTGGAGCTTCGCCAGGGCTTCGTTGCCGACCAGGTTGTTGAGGGCAACGTTGACCCCGACCAGGATTTCGTCGCACCCGTCAAGGTCCCAGGCGTGCCCGGTCAGGTCCAGGTCGGTGTATTTGAACACCGACCCATCGTCGACGTCGGTCGCACCGGCGAGGGTCATGGTGACGGCGTGGACCTCATCCTTGTTGACGAGCTTCTGCCAGTTTTCGTTGGCGTCGAAGCGGCCAAAGACCTGAATGACGAGCTGGGTCGTCGGGGCGCCGGTCTCCGCCCGGTCGTAGAGAAGCCGCGCTCGAAGCGTGGTCCCGAAGCCCGCGACCGCGACGATGTGGCGAGTGGGGTCAATGATCTGGGTCCCCGGGTTCACGATCGGGGTCGCATCGACGACGGTGATCCCCCCTGGGTCTATGGCGTCGATCCACTTGTTCGGAATCTGGACCGGCATCACCGGGTTGGGGAGCCCGACGGACCGCATTGATCGTTTCACGCCGAGAGCCATGGTGATCTCCTACCCAGCGGGTTGCTCGTACTGCCGGGGTCGCTCATCGACCAACGGCCTCTGCATCATATAGCGGACGTGCACGAGCACGTCGCGGCGCCCCAGCATGAAGTACGTGTCCGTCGGCTGCTCCCGTGCCAGGATCGGCGGATCGAACGATCGCTCCAGGTACTCCAGCACGCGGCGCCCGGGCTCGCTGGAGAACGTCGCCGAGAAGTCACGGCGGAGCTGGTTCTCCTCCTCAATCGCCCGGTCGCGCTCTGGATCGTCAACCAGGGGCATTGACCAGCGCCTCCATTGCCAGGATGGCGAACCGATCGAAGCAGGGGTTCCCGGTGTCCAGGTCCATGCCCGCCGCCAAGTAGGAGACGTGGCGATTGCCAATGGAGAAGCGCACCCACGGCCCACTCGGGCCTCCATCATCGGCGATCATGGAGACCTCGACCTTCTCCGAGCGAAGTCTCGCTCCGATCGAGATGGAGAACAAACCCTGCTCTGGCAGACGAAGATCAGCCACCTTGGAACTCCCGCTGGGCGCTCGCCGCGTCCTTCCCCGCCGCGGCCATGTCCTTCGCCATCATCGCCTGCTGCGCCATCCCCTGCTGTTGACGCTGCTGATCGCGGAGCCGCTGCGCGTCACGCGGGGGACGGAGCAATCGCGGATCGGCGCCGCTCGACGTCCAGATTGTGCGGAAGGTCGCGTCCGAGTCCAGGTTCATCATCACACTCGGGTCCGCCTGGACCAACGGGGCCGCGGTGAAGATCGCTTCACTGATGTTCTGGTTGCCCGCGGCCTTCTGGGACTGCGCCATCGGGCTCGTGTAATCCACCTTGATTCGCTTGCGCGCAAGTGACGCGGGCATGGGCGCGAAGCGCCCTGTACGAAGGTGCCAGTAGAAGTAGCGGCGGACCGCGGGCGACAGCCATTCGCTGATGATGCGCGAGATGATCGGGCTCGCCTTGAGGAGTCCCTGCTGCCGGCGGGTGATGACTTCCTCGCGCGTCATGCGATCGACCTGGGGCAGCTTGAGCACGTCCAGGAAGAACGCCTCCTCGATCTCCAGTCGGACGTCCTCCAGCGTTTTCTGACCGAGCTGGGGCTGGGTCCCGAGCTGCATGGGGACCGGCAGGTCGCGGGTCCCGGACCGCACGTAGTTGATCGAACCCGGGCGCGTGTTGATCGGTCCCTCGATCGAATTGGCAAACACGTTCACCGGCGGACGCACGGCCTGCTCGCTTGCGATGAGCGTGTCGCGCCGGATCGCGTTGGCGCCCTTGATCGAGGGGAGCACGTTCATACCCGGCCCGCGTCCGTACCACTCGTCTGCGGCCTTGCTCCACCGCGGCATCAGGTAGGGGCTCTCGCGGAACCCGCCTTCACGGATCAAATGCTTCGTCGCCAGCTCGACATAGCAGCTCGCCCACGGCATCTGGGTATTGAACTTCTGGGAGCTGTAGGTACCCGGGCGCTTCGTGACCGCGTGCAGCAGCTCGATCTTGGTTTCCGCGGTGCCCGGCTCCGAGGCCATGCGGCGCACGCGATCGCTGGGGCCCGGCATGTCCTCGCCGAAGGTTTCCATGACCTCTCGGGCACTGAGCTCGAAGTTGCGGAAGTTGTCCGTGATCTCCCCGTTGTCGCCCTCGATGACGTAGAACCCGGCCAGGTTCTTCGGCAGGAACCGGAACTCGGTCGCGGTCTCCCAGAGCATCATCACGCCGGTCCCGAACCCACCCAGGTCCAGGTACAGCTCATGGCTTCCGGTGGCGAAGTTGCTGCGGGTCGAAGCGAAGGACGAGAGCATCCGGCTCGTGGAGTCGTAGAGCCAGGTCACGTTCTCGTAGTCAGTCGCGTCCTCGTAGTCCTCCAGCGTGAGCTCCATCCACCGGATCGCCGGGTTGCTCAAAAGCCCGTGGAGGGCCGCGGAGAGGGTTTCGTTCGCGTTGGGCGCGGTCGAATCGAAGATGCGATTCCGCTGCTGTGAGCCTGGGGTCTGGAAGCTGGTGAACTGGCGAGTCGGGAGCACCAGGTCGGCAACCTCTTGCCAATGCCAGTCGAAGGTGCGCCGCTGCTCCTTGGCGTGGTCGTGACGCTTGAGGATTAGGCCGACGTTTGCGGGCATGGGAATAGCAGGGACTCAATGTACCGCTCTACGAGCCGGCCGGTTGCTTCGTCGATGCGGTACAGGTAGTGGATTGCACTAAGGACGTCCTGGGGGACCTCGACCTGGATCGCGGCATCCCGTTCGGCCAGCAGCATCTTGAGCTGCTTCTCGTTGGCGCACTCCGAGTACGGGATCGAGCGACCCCGGCAGATTTCCCGGAGCTTGTCCAGGACCTTGCTCACTAGCCTCCCAGAAGCGTCTTGCTCGCCACTCCACCCCCGGCCGCGGTCGTGGACCCTCCGAGGATGGTCGCCCCGCGAGTGAGGCCAAAGCGGAGCCTGCTCCTCTCTCGCTGCTCGCGCTCCTGGACGGCGGGGTCCCGCGTCCCGGGCGGCGTCGGGGCCGGTGGGATCACCGGCGGAGGCGGAAGCGGAGGAAGCGGCGGAACCTTCGGTGCGAAGCTCATTGGGAAACCTCCAGAGGAATCTGTAGGGGCCTGCGCCCGACCCGATTCATCAATCTGGCTTTGTAATAGTAGCCGTGGAGGGCTGTACGTTGCTCTAGACTGTAACCCCCCCGGCCAGGGATTCTCAGCGTCGCCTTGAAGTCCAGGAACGAGAGCAACAGTTCGGCCTGTGGAGCCTTGAGGCGTAGGAAGGGCTGAATCGTCTGAATGAGCCGCCTTGTTCGTTCGGCCTGCCAGAACGCGACCCAATGATCGCGGAAGTTGCCTCGCCGCTCATTTCTACAAGAGAGTCGTCCGCCGAACTGTGAAGCGAAGTCGGCAACGACTCGACGATGTACGTTGGCGACGCAGACCACGGCAGCGTAGGAATATCCATTGTTGTGATTGCGCTTGCGGCAGATGGTCAGGCAACCCTCGCCATCTATGAAGCCGGCGGCGTACTGGGCAGTTATCTTGGTCATGGGTGACGTGAAAAAGCCGCAAGAGGGTCAAAATCATCGGCCTGCATCCTCGGCAGGCTCCGGGTGGAGTCCGCGTCTGCGATGGCGCAGCGCAGCATCATCATGGCGTAGCGGACCGAGCTCTCGATATCGTCGTTGACCGCGACGATCAGCCCGTCCTTCCGGTGGAGCATCCGCTTCTCCTCCAGGAAGGCACGGGTCGAAGGCACGTTGAACACCTTGAACCGGCCCGTGTGCATGCGCTCCAGGAGTTCCATCGCGCCGGCCTCTCGTGACTGCGCGCGCACGCCACGTTGGCGCTGGATTTCCGAGTCCCATTGGGCCGGCTCGGTGAGCATGTTGACGCCGCGTGATCGGTACTGCGCCGCCAAGGGTACACCGGAACCCTTGTCGCGCTGCATCCCATCGTGCGGCCAGGCGACGGGAATCCAGTCCCCGCGGGCCTTGAACGCCTGGGCGTGGTAGGCCGGGGTCTTGCCCGGCTCCTTGTAGCAGTCGTACAGGTACAGAATGTCCACGTCGGAGTCATGCGCGATCCAAGAGCCCGCAGCCGGGTGGTCGATGCCGAAGTCCACGCCCGCGATCCGCCGGTAGTAGGTCGGAATCTGGAACGGCTCGCAAAGGATCATTTCGTCCGGGATCGGGTAGACGAGACCAGTCCCCATCATGGGGACGCCCTTGGTGCGCGTCTCGCGCTCGTACTCGGGGTACTTCGCGGCGCGCTCCGCTCGCTTCTCCGGCGTGATGTGCGCGGCGTCCTCCCAGGTCGCGGTGATGTACCAGGTTCCGGGTCCGCGATCGAGGAAGTGCCTGACGATCTCCGACATGCCCTTCAAGGGCGTATTCGTGAACAGGATGATCCCGTCGAGCACGAGCACGCGGGTCTCGCACTCGGTAAAGATTCGGTAGTCGTCGGGCTCCTCGTCCAACCAGCATCCGTCCACGGTGCGCCCCTGGAACTTCTCCCATCCCTGCTGGTAGCTCTTGAGCGTGATCTGTGACCATCCGCCGGAGACGTGCCTCACCTTCACGAAGTCGAGAACGCCATCGAGCCCGCACTGGCGGTATCCAAAATCGCCGATGCACTCGCGCGGGACCCAGCCTGACCCCTCCGGCGTGCGCCGATCGTTGATGGCTCCAAAGAGGCAAAGCTGCTGAATGTCGCGGACGTCCTCGTTGGTCTGTCCCGCGACGATGAGGCTGACTGGCCGGTCCCAACGCTTGCCCTGCCACCAGCTCGGGTAGCGCCCGGTGGCATGGATCGCAACCTCGGCGCCGGCGGTGCGGGTCTTGCCGGTCTGGTTGGCGGCGATGATGCCGCGCTCGTTGAACAGGACTCCGGCGTCGTGGAAGCTGACCTGCCAGTTGTAGGGCCCATTCTTGTGTCCCTGGTCCGCCTTGAGCGCATAGAAGCGTTCCAGGATGTTGTGAGTCATGTAATCCTGGGCCTCGGACACAAGCGCATCGAGCTGATCGACGATGGAACTCACGCCACGCCGACCTCTGAATTGACCGTCATTCCATAGGCCACGATATCGTTGGCAGAACCCGCGGCGCCGAATCCCCCGACGGTCGCTTGATTCTGGGTCTTGGTCTGTGCGGTGACGACAAGATTGGTTGAGTCGGTGATGTTTCGTCCCTGACCGGCCGATCCGCCGGTTGGGGCGTAGAAGGCATAGACGGCGTTGTCGCCATGGAACATTGCAGTCGGGTAGAACACCGTGAGCAGAACGTCCCCAGCGCCCGAACCGTGCGACATGAGCAGGTTCGCCGTCAAGTGAGTGCCGGCGAAGTCCGCGGGCTGGGTCAGCTCACGGAAGCTACTCCAGAAGTACCGATGGCAGAGCATTTGCTCCTCGGCATAGGAACGGCGCAGGAACGAGCCGGCGACGGTGTTGACCACGAGTGCGACGTCGGCAATCTCCAGCCGATCACTGACCGCGGCATTGGTATCGTCAACCCAGATAAAGACCCCAACATTGTTCACGAGCGCGGTGTCGATCAGGATGTTTTCGACAAGGTGAGTGGAGAAGGTGTCCAGGTTCACCGGGATGTTCACCGGCACATTCTCGTAGGCGAAGCCCGCCACGAGTGTCGGGTTGGTCCCGGCCGCCTCCCAGACCGACACGGGGTCCAGCAGGCTCGCCGAGTCCACGGCGCCCGTCCACGAGATGATGCCGACTCGGATATTGGAGATCGGGTTCCCGGTGAGTGTGCGCGCCTTGAACTGGACGCTGACCCTGGTGGATATGCCGTCTTTGAGCAGTTGCTTCGTGCGGGCGCTTTCGATGGGCTGGAAGATGCCGAACTTCAGATTGGCCGTCACCACGGTCAGGCGGCACTTCGCCACGGCGCCGCTGGGCAGCACGTTATCGTCGTGCATGACGGTGACGACGTTGTTGCCGTTGGACAGCAACAGCCACCGATCGAGCAGGTAGGTCGCATCGTCATTCCGAAACGTGGTGCTCGCCGTGAACGTGCCGCCCTTGGAGTGGCGCCGGCAGACCTGGAAGTCGCCGTTGATGAGCCAATTCTCCGGTGCGACCGCGGACGGGGTGGTCAGGTCCTCGAATGAGAAGGTCCCCACCCCGGTCGCCTTGAGAAACTGCCCAACGTCGGGCGCGCCCGGGCTGGGCACTTCACGCGGGACCTGCCAGGTCGTCGCGCCGGCGTTCGCCCGCAGATACTTGTTGTCGTCGCCCGGGTCCGCCGGCGTTGGGACCTGGGCGATCGTGGCCTTGGAATCGACATAGCCCTTCGTCGCGGCGTCGTCGGAGGCAACCGGCGTTGCCACCTTGGTCAACCGCCGCGAGAGGCAGTCCCAAAGGTTCGCCGCGGAGAGTGCCAGTCGCAGACAGCCCGCGATCGCGCGAGCAAGCCGATCGCCCATCTTCTCGATATTGACCGCCGGCAGCGGATCGTTGGCGAGAAACAGATTGGTCTGGGTCGCTGGCCGGCGGCGCACGATGAGGACCGTCTTGCCGGCCGTTGGCGTCCCGATCCACGTCACCGTCCCCGCGGCTCCAAGCCCGCCCTGGAGCGTGTAGCTGACGCTCTCCGTCTGGAGCACGCCGTCGTGGAACACCTGGACGTCGGCATTGTCGTCGTAGGTGAACTGAGTCGGGAAGGTCTCGTTGAGCGTCCCGAGCGCGACGTGGCTGGCATCGTTGGTTTCGACGCTGACGCTCATGTGGCATCCTTTCGATCACGCGGGCCCGACCTGATCTGCCGGAGCGGACAACCGAGGCGGTGCTGAATGTACGGTTGGCCGACTTGGCCGCAATTCGGGCAGACGAACATCTTGGGCTCAATGAACTGGCACCCCATCAGGTACTTCATGCGCCGGAAGTGCTCGACGGTCAGGTCGCTCGATACGTCCATGGCATCATCCTACCGGGCTGCCCGCTCCCCCTTCTTCTGGATCGCGTCGAAGGCCCTGGAGGCCGCAAAGTGGTTGTTGAGCGGGATCAGACGACGCAACCGCCGAACGTCTGCGGGCTCAACGTCCAGGTCCATAACGTCGCCCAGCAGCCAGCCCGCGGAGACCACCTGGCCGGCGGGTAGTCCAAAGAGCGCTTCGATCGTGGTCTGCGGCGTGTAGAACCTGGAGGCCCGACCCGGAACGATCCGCGACATGGTGATCCGGCCACCTGTCACCTGGTCGAGCACCCGGTCGACGTCGAAGATGAACCCACTGATGCCACTCTGCTCAACGCCGCCTCGGACCCAGCCGGCCAGGTTTTCGTAGGGCGGGTCCTTCTGCCCGCTGGCCTTCCACTTGAGCCACTGGCCGACCATGCCCAGCCCAACGGAGAGCGTGGCGCCGGAGACGAAGGCGGCATCCTTGAATTGGAGCCCGCGTCCGAGCACCCGCAGGTTCGCGGCCAAGCCGAAGTTGAGGAAGAAGAACACGACCTTCGAGAGCTCGTCGCCGAGGCCCGGGACTGCCTGGCGGAGAAACTTCGGGCGATCGAGCACCGAGCCCTTGATGACATTCAGGTCGTAAGCGCGGTAGGACGCGACCTTCGTGGCCCTGGCAGCTTCCTCGTCCGTCCACCGATCCAGTCGCAGCACCATGTCGGGGATGCGACCTCCGGGCCCGACCGCCTTCGATCGCTGGGCGGCGATCCGGCGCAGCATCGACTCGCCGAGTCCCAGCTCTGCCAAGCGACCCACCACTCCAGGCTCCAGCTTCTCGCCGGCGGCGACCCGGCGAGCGCTTCGGACGATGAGGGTCTGGACGGTGTACGCGCTCAGGTTCCTCATGGCCTGGTTCCACGGGGCCATCAGGTTGAGAAGCGAGAACTTGTGCACGGCCTTCGTGAGCCCGCGCTCGAACTTCGTGTGAGGCAGGAAGTCCTCCTCGATATCCATGAGCCGAGCGGTGCGGCTGTTGCTGATGATCTCAGAGGGACCCAGCGCCAGGTCCGCGTCGGCACGGGCCAGCGCCAGGCTGTCCATGTCCCCCATCATCCCACCGAGCGCCTTGCCGAAACCACGCGGGTCCACGAGCCCATGGTTGAGTGCCGCCATGCTCAGGTCGGGGATCGACGACAGCGCGATCTTGCCGCCCATCGCCATCACGCTCCACATGCGGAGCGACCGGAGGGCCCTGGGGAAGAACGCCGTCGGGTCGTCGGGCAGCGTTGCCATGCCGCGAATCTCGTCGCGGCCGAGCTTGAGATTCGCCAGGTCGTTGTTGCGCTGCTTGCGGTATCGGTTGGCGGCCTTCGAGCTGGACCGCTCGACTCCCTTCACGCGCCGGTTCCAAGCGCTCTCCACACGGTCGAGTAGCAGCTCCATGTTGCCCGTGGAGAACTCGTACATCATGCGCTCATCGTGCTTCTGGAGGAGCTTGAGCGCCTGGGCTTCGGTCAGGTTCTCACCACGGAGCATTTCCGCGAGCGATCTTGGGTTCATCACGCCCCGGCGCCGAGAGCCGACGGCCATGGTGCGCTTGAACTGCCGTCCGCCCTGGTTGCTGGAGAGCTCCTTGCGGAACTCTCGAATGACCTTGCTGGCGGCGGCAACGTCCTTCGCTTCCCGGACGGCCTGCACGATCCCAGGCTGCGCCGCCTCGATCGCGTCCCACTGCACTAC